GCTGATGATGGCGTTTGCAACACAGGAGGTGGGCAAGGATGATTAATAAACTTGTATTGCTGATTGCCGGGTTAGCCTTGATAAGCATTGAAAAAATTACAGACAATTTGTCAGAGATTCTTCTAATTTTTCTAGGCACTTCTTTGATTTGGTTAGTTGCTTGCGCAACATGTGACATTGAGTTTACTTTTAAAATACCAGTATTATCAGTAATTTTATATTGTTTGTGTGATGCCGTTGCATCGTGGCTTTATTGGAGGCACTGAAAAATGATTGACAAAATTAAGTTACGCAACTTTTTAGAATATACAAATCGAGACGCTACTATGCGTAGCACTCAAACAGGTGGAGCTGAACATTATCATGAAGCTGGCAGGGCTGCTGCAATAAATAAATTGCTTATTTTGCTGGATTCGGGGAAATTTGATATCAAGGGAGGCGATAAGCATGTTTGACTGCATTATTTATTTACTAGGTGTCATTTTAGTTTTGGCGGCATTGGAAGCACTAATTATTGTGGGCCTATTAATAAAAAACTGGCGAAACGAATATCCTGATTTAAAAAATGAGCATGATATACATATGCAGCAGGTGACAGGCCGCATAATGAAAACCAAGAATGATTCCTAAGACTAAAATTATCAAACTGACTGGCAAAAAGCTTAAAAAGCTCAATGAGCTTATAAGCGACCGAGAACATAGCTGTTGTGCACTTTATGGAGCCTACGTTGAACCTGGAACAAAAGCCCATCACGAGCCACAAGGAGCATTAAAAAGTGATGAAGATAGTAAGATGCTCCTATTATGTAATAGATGCCATTATAAACGCCATTTTACCGCTGAAGGTAAAGAATTAAAAGCTAAATGCATTCAATATTTATCAAACATTAAAGGATGTGGCTAACAAATGAGCCCAAATCAAATTAAAGCACCATGCCTAGATTGCACCAAACGCCGAATTGGCTGCCATGATCGTTGTTCCAAGTTTCTAAAATTTAAACAACGATTGCAAGCTCGCGCCATGGCAATCAGAAAAGAACAAGAAAGTCATAGACGCCGAGAAACCACAATTGCAAATGAAAAGACCGGGACCTGCAGATTCAAGCGCCGAAGATTTATAGCCCCGGCTAAATAGGAGCAAACCATGAAAAAATTCATATGTCAATATTGTGGAAAAGAAATCAAATTTGTAAAAACAAAATATGGGAAATCGATGCCGGTAAATCCAGGTATAATTCCTTATCTAGCCGTCAAAGGCAGTGCTGAAAAAATAGTAACACGTGATGGTGAAGTTGTCTCATGCATAACAGAGGGTACAAATTATCGCTATAGCGGTGTAGGCTATGTTCCCCATTGGGCAACCTGCCCAGCGGCAAAAATATTGAAAACAGCTCAAAAAGAAGAACCAATAGGAATTAAGATTGAAGAACCAAGTTTGTTTTGAATTGAGGTAATTTAATATGATAATTTTTGATCCAGAAAAAGAATATATATTTTTGGATGAAGCGGAAACCCAATACGTACCTATTAAGGTCTTACAAGTTTCCGGAGGATTCGCAAAGATTTCATACCAAAACAGAGAAGGCACTGAAAGACGAAAAATAGTGCCGATAGATTTAATAATGATGAAAAGATTGAGAGGTTAAAATGTTAAATAAAAAAACATGGAATGAATTTCAAGCATGTGGGCTTCTATGGTACGTGAATACACTATTACACATTTTTGGCTGGGCAATTGTTATAAGAAAAGATTCAGTCGGCAATATTGTTGCCTACCCAGCACGTACCAATTTTCGAGGATTTGACAGCTCTATTAATGATGAAGGTTATAGAAAAGTTACCAATTATATTTTAGCAAATGCTAGTGAATTAAAAAAAGACCTAGATTTGGATGATTTTAATAAAACACACCCCAGTTCGGAAGAATAAGAAGGTAACAAATATGAATAAAATAATTTTATTAGGCCGGCTTACGCGCGACCCCGAAGTTCGTATTACACCAAGTGAAAAAACTGTATGCACGTTCACCTTGGCAGTTAACAGGCCGTTTGCCGATGTTAACGGTGAAAAGGTTGCAGATTTTATCAACATAGTGGTATGGGGTAAAGCGGCGGAATTATGTGGTAATAGCCTCGCAAAAGGTCAACGACTACTTATTGATGGAAGACTACAAATAAGAAGCTACACCGGCAGAGATGGCTCCAAGCGCTACGCAACGGAAGTGATAGCCAATAGCGTAGAGTTCATTGAGCAACGTGGTCACAATGCACAATCTAAACAGGAACCACCTTCAAGCAGCATGGAATCATTTGGCGAAGCAAAACCATTAGATGAAGAAATACCATTTTAATCATTAATAATATGAAATCGTCAAACGTAGAGTACTACTCTGCGTTTGACGTTGTTTTACCCAAAGAATAAAAGCATTTTCCTTCATTATATAAATAGATTTAAAATACACTTCAATTTTCAAATATATTTAGACAGAAAAATCATGGGCGAAAGCCCAGTGAGCTTGATACACTATATTATCTTGACGACGAATTATATGGAGTTGCTGAAATGTATATTAAAAAAACATATATCACAGGCAAAGTTATTGAGGTAGAGAAAATTTACTCAAGAAGATATCACCCTAAAAATTCTACTAGGTCAAATAGAATTAATCCAACATCCCTAGAGATGCAAAAAATGAATGAAAGAAATGCCAGAAAGAAATTAAGACGGTTAATAAATGCCAATTTTGAATTAGGAGATTATTCGGTTACGTTAACCTATGACGAATTCAACCAAACGAAAGACCCGGAAATAGCCAAAAAGGATTTGCAGAAATTCATAAGAAAACTTAGGGACAAAATGCATAAGGAAGGTCAAGAACTAAAATATGTTTCTGTTACCGAATATGGCAAGAATACAATTCACCATCACTTGGTTATTAAAAAGACTGCTGATCCTTTGATTATTCAATTGAGCTGGAAACATGGCTATATAAAAATATCGCCATTACGGGGTGAAGGAGACTTTTCAGGATTAGCGGACTACATGCTTAAACAAACCTGCAAGGATTATGAACTATCAGCACAAAGCGTATTTAAAAAACGCTGGAACCAATCCAGTAATCTTATTATTCCAGAGCCACAAATAGAAATAGTCAGTTCGGATTCGTGGAGGAATGACCCAGTAATCCCTCAAGGGTATCAACTTATTCAGGATAGCTTAGAGGTTGGAGTATGTGACTTCACAGGGTACGCCTTCCAACACTATCGAATCGTGGCCATCCCAAGATTTAGAAAGAAAGATAGGAAAAGGAAACGGGGGCATGACAGATGCGTAAGGAAACTATAAGATACCTCAACGCTGAATATCGGAACTATCAACGTTCACTCAAAGAACTGCAAGAGTTGACCGATAGGCTTGCCCTCGCCCAACGCTATCCTGCCTACAAGGCTGACTACAGAAAGCAATTGACCTACTACACCAATCGCATAGAAGGACTAACCAAAGTGACAAAAGCAATAAAGGAAATATATGACTCTCTTCCTGCTGATGAGCAAAAACTCATTCGCTTGAAATTCTGGCAATCTACCACAGATACACAATCAATTACAGAATTGCATATTTCACGCGCAGCATTTTACCAACGCATACGCAAGGTTTGTCGCCTACTTGGGAGGAAATTAGGCACTGATTTATAAAAATATGTCAAAAATCAAGACTTTAGGGGGGTAAACCTACTTCCGCTAGGGATTGAAAAGACATACCATTATAGCCATAGAGGTACAGAGGGCCTTAAGGTACTTCCCAAGGGGTGGGGTGTGGCGATGGTCGCTCACAGCGCGCCGGGTCTCTCTTGTAAATATAAAAAAGTTGGGCACGTTATCTACGTAAATTATCACAAAAATGACACAATTAATACTTTATTATAAGGCGGAAAAAACGATGATTAAAAAAAAACACCAATAAAAAAAGCTAAAATGCCAGACTACATCGAGGTTTCCGAGGATAATAGATTATTATTGAATTCACAAAAGATCGCAGAACTGCTTGTAGTCAACGAAGCTACCCTAAGAAAATGGTCATCTGCCGGATGCCCAAAGGAAAAAAGAGGCTGGTGGGATCTAGCTGCCGTAATAAAATGGCGCGGGCGTGCCATAGGAGTACAAGGTCAAGCTACCGGAGAAGCTGCAAGATTAGTAGCCGATACAAAGCTCAAGGAAGCTCAAGCGACTTTACAAGAAATGAAATTGCATGAGCTAACAGGTGATTTAATCCCTGTAAAATTAGTGGAAGAGCGCGTCACCCAACTTTTTCAAAATGTACAGCAATCCATTCTAGGCATAAGCGATAAAATCATGAACTCTATTTATACGTTATATCCAGAACTAGCAATAGACGCAAAAAGGACGATAGATCATGAAATCCGTGAAGCACTCCGCAAAATATCCCAACATGGGATTTATAAACCAGAACCAAATAAAAAAGTGGCAGGCAGACCTCGACGCAAGACTTAAAAGAGCGCTATCTGTTTTCGCTCCACCTGAACAAATAAAAGTCTCTGAATGGGCAGAAAAATATCGAATAATGGACAGGGAAGAAACTTCCAAAGCCGGTCCATGGAAGAACTCAACAGTACCTTATTTAGAAAAAATAATGGATGCTTTTAATGACGAATATATCGAATTCATCGTTTTAATCAAAGCGACTCAAACGGGCGGTACCGAGGCAGCTATAAACATGACTGGCTATATTATAGACCAAGACCCAAGCCGCATCATGTATGTATTACCGGATGAAGATACAGCCAAAAATTTTTCTACAGAACGTCTACAAAAATTTCTCCGGCACTGTTCATGTCTTAATCATAAATTTTTTGATTCAGACAGCAAAGACACCATGCTTAAATTTCGCGGTGGCTTTCTTATATTGGGCAGCGCCCAATCCCCCAGTAAATTATCATCATGGCCAATTAAGCGCATTATTATGGACGAAATAGATAAATACCCACGTGGTGCAGGTAGCGAAGCAAGTCCGTTAAAGCTAGCCGAAGAGCGTACAAAAAACTGGCCAGGAAGAAAAATATTCTTGCTGTCAACACCGACTCTTAAAAATGGCAACATAACACAAGCTTATGAAACTTGCGATGTTAGATACCGTTTTCAGGTTCCGTGTCCATTCTGCGGAGAATATCAAACGCTCGAATGGAAGCAAGTCAAATTTAATTCAACGGATGATATAACGGTTATTCAATTTAATACCTTTTACGAATGCAAATATTGTGGTGGTCATATTTTAGATCATCATAAACCTGATATGTTAAACAACGGACGCTGGGTAGCTGAAAATGCTACTATTGGCAAGCCCAAACGTGTAGGTTTCTCTATAAATTCGCTATATAGTCCGTGGGTTTCGTTTGGTCAGATGGCCGCAGAATTCATGAGGTCAAAAGATGATCCAAAGCAATTAATGAATTTCGTTAATTCTTGGTTAGCTGAAGCTTGGGAAAATAAAGCAGCAACGATGGATAAAGACCTAATATTACAAAGACTGACGGATATTCGCATGAATGTAGTCCCCAATTGGGCAATTATATTAACAGGTGGCGTAGATTGCCAACA